CGAGCCGATTTGATGGAGGATACTCATAGACACTCTTCAAATAATACCACAAAAATCAAAATTTATGGTCGTGTTGCTGCTGGCATACCGATAGAAGCTATCGAAGACGTTATTGATGAAGAAGAAATCCCCGAAGAAATGGCTCGTACAGGAGAATTTTTTGGATTGAAAATCAGCGGTAATTCTATGGAACCAGATATTCATAACGGAGATACAGTTATCGTGCGAAGACAAAACGATGCTGAATCAGATGAAATTGTTATTGCACTAATTAACGGAAATGATGGAGTATGCAAAAGATTAAAAAAATACGCTGATAGCATTGCTTTAATTTCACTGAACCCGAATTATGAGCCAATGTATTTTAATCAAGCTGAAATTCTTTCCAAACCCGTAAAAATCATTGGAAAAGTTGTAGAACTACGGCGAAAATTTTAAGCGGATACAAACACACATTCATGTATTTATTTTTAACGCAGATTGGAGGATTTTATGAATAAAACAGTTAGAATTATTGTAACTATTTTGGGTGGATGGTTTGGTCTTCATAAATTTATTGATAAAAAAATTGGAATGGGGATTCTTTACCTTTTCACATTTGGTTTATTCGGAATTGGATGGATTTACGATATATTTAAAGCTTTTTCTTCTTCACCTTCATCGTTCCAGTTAAAGCAGTATATCGCGCCTTCTGTTCCTGGAATATTACATATTAATGATAATTCTTATAACTTAGCGTACAATTATAATCAGGTTAACCTCTACACTAAAGAACCTTTTTATTTCGATATTCCATTCGGTTCTTCGCTTGGTATTCAGCCGGAACCAACAAACAAATACGATAGCCGTGCAATTTTTTTCACTTGGAAAAATACAAATATCGGTTATATCCATAAAGGTCAATTGCAGGACATGATACACGATTATCTTTCTCCGAACCGTTATGTAATAGCAACATACGAATCCATAGATTACGGAAATGTAATGATCACTCTGTCATTTTATAAAAAAAAGTAATAAGTACGGAATCTGTAAACAGGTAGATAATTATGTGGTGTATTTTATACCACAGTTGTCTGTGATGAAATTAGTATAACCGCATATGCGATTATATAGAAACACTTTTTATGAGGAGGTTCAACTTGAATATTGATGAATACATAGATCAACGACTGGATGCACAGATAAAATGGTATAGTGAAAAATCCTCTCACGCTCAAAAAATGTACAAACGTTCTCAAATTATAGAAATAGTCCTTGCTTCTAGTATTCCTCTTCTTTCAGGATATACATCAAATCGGATTTATATTTCTATAATAATTGGTGTGTTTGGAGCTATAATAGCCATTATCGAGTCATTATCCAAACTATACAAATGGCATGAAAATTGGATTCAATATCGCACAACTAGCGAATTATTGAAATACCATAAACATCTATACTTAACCCAGTCGCCACCTTACACCACTGGCGATGCTACTATAGAGAATATTTTTATAAAAAACATCGAAGATATTATTTCTTCCGAGAATAACCAATGGAAAGCGAATGCTGCATCTGATTCTTCAAAGAAATCTTCTAATTAACTGGCTCATATGTTTTTTCAAAAACATCTGGCTTACAAGGATACTGTTCTCCTCTAATGCCAGTGATAATCCAATCGCCTGGAGCGGCTCTCAAAGGGCCTTCAAGTGTTTGAATGATCATCTCTTCGTCAGTTTGATATGCTTCAATTACTATTGGTTTTTTTCTAAATTTCAAACTATTCACCTCGTTTCAGAAAGGAGTTAATTATGCCAAACTTATATAACTATCGTTTATTTATTAGCCACGCATGGAAATATGGACCAGACTACATTCGTTTAGTAAATCTTCTCGATAATGCATCATATTTTTCATACCATAATTATTCTGCACCTAGAGAAAAACCTCTTTTTCCTTCTGGTACACCTTACACATCTACAGATATTGCAAATAAAATAACCGATAAGATTCGTCCAGCCCAAATTACTTTAGTTATATCTGGAATGTATGCTGCTTATAGTGATTGGATGAAATATGAAATAGACGAATCCAAAAGAATGGGAATGCCTATTTTAGGAATTGTTCCTTACGGTCAAGAACGGATTCCTCTCTATGTTCAGCAGAACGCAACTGAAATTTTGCGTTGGAACACTGCCTCCATCGTATCGGCTATAAGACGTTATGTTTAAGCCATTTTCATTATACCAATATTTTTTTGCTGTTTCAATGCATGCGCAATTTACTTTGTATAGCAAAAAACATCCTTGTTTCAATAGGCAATAATATTTTTATATTTCTTTTTTCAGAAAGGACGTGATCACATGCCATTACCAAAACCAAACACCTACACAGTTGAAGATATCTATCTTCTCCCAGATGGACAACGCGCCGAGCTGATTGATGGTCAGATCTACAATATGGCTCCACCAAGTCCATTGCATCAGAAACTTGTAATGGAATTATCTGCAACCATCAGAAACTACATTAAATCAAATAGTGGTTCCTGTGAGGTTTATCCTGCTCCATTTGCTGTTTTTCTTAATCAGGATAATTATAATTATGTTGAGCCGGATATCTCCATAATATGTGATCCAAACAAAATGAACGACAGAGGATGCAACGGCGCTCCTGATTTCATCATTGAAATTGTATCGCCAAGCAGCCAACCATTTTGCCACAACCTATAAAGTTATTTCTTCTTATTTTAAGGGAATTATAAGTCCTCATGTTTGGTGTTGTCAACCGTGATTTATTTCACCCGCAGTCTCTGACCAACATAGATCACATTCGGATTGCTGATTCCATTCAACTGCGCAACATTCTGGTAGGACGTGCCGTATTTAGCTGCAATACCGGAAAGCGTATCTCCGCTCTGCACGGTATAGTATTGTGCGTTTCCGGCATTAACCTGATCCTGTACATCGTTATATCGACTTCCAAGAACTGTCTTGCGCACATCTCCGTTGCCGTATCGTCCGGATAATACTTCCTGTGCCAGATTTTCTATACTTGTCACCCAAATGTGATTTATGAAGTTTTGTACCTCTTCGTACCTGGTTCCGAGATTCCGGATCCGGTCTTCTCCGTTTCCGAATTCTCCAAGCATAGTTTGGTGCGCCAGATCTAAAGTAGATCCTTCTGGAGATGCTGTTGCCGGTTTTGGCGTCTCTGGTTGTTCTGGAACAACTACATTCGTCTTATCGCTTACAGCGTACTTGCCCCAGTCCTCTTTGCTTCCGTAGAATTTATCCAGATCGAGGTTACCGGCATACCCTGATAGCCTTCCACAAGATGTATACTGCCGGATCGCACATGTATACTCTCCCTCATTCCAAGGAACATCCTGATAACCGGTTGGATCGTTATCCGCATACTGTGCGATCCACAAGCCATAGTTACCTATGTTATCGAATTTGTAGCTGATCGACTGTGAACAATATAAGATCGGATGCACACCGGTCTTACTGTATACATAATCTAGCCAAGACTTGCACCAGGCGTAATCGCAGTTACCAAATGAGCTGTTGTTTCCTGCTTCCCAGTCCAGGATCAAAATTGCTTCTCCGAGACGATTTCCTACGTTTGCCAGAAAATAATCCGCTTCCGCCTGAATGTTCCCACCGTTGGCATAATGATAGATGCCCAAGCATTTTTCTGCTGCCTTCGCCTGGCTGTAAGCTCTTTTGTAATCCGGATTTACATAATTTGTTCCTTCTGTCGCCTTGATCACTACAAAATCACATGGGACAACTGCAAGGTTAATCCCACTTTGCCAGCTGCTGATGTCAATTCCATTTAGTGCCATAATGGTTCGCTCCCTTCAAAAAAAGAGGGCGATCACTCGCCCCATTATTCTTTGTATTTACTTCTGTTCCAGATTTCTGCGATCCGTTCCCAGCCTCCGGTGCTTACCAGATACACAATAAATGCTGCCAGAAATGAGGCAAATACATAATACCATTCAATTACAATCTTGTAGCAGACACATAGAACTACCACTGCCGTCGGTGTCAGGATTAGCGCTACCACAAGCACCACCACATTGGTCTGGATCTTTTTCAGTACCGGCATTTCCTTTATCACCTGTACAACTACGCTCACAAGGAATGCTAAAATTCCGATTCCACCAAGTGCATAGGTAATATACTGCATCAACATTTCCGTATTCATAATCGTTACTCTCCTTTTTGTTTTAGATGTAATTCTTCTATTTCCTGTTTCATTTTTGTGATCATGCCATTCCCGCCAAGCCGATGATATGCTTCATACATCTCACAGAAATTTTCATAAGCATAGCTCGGTATCTTACCAAGCTTCATATATTTTCCGTGATATTCAATTAACTGTACCCTAAGAAGTAACATTGTACCGGCGCTGTTTGCATCCCTTTTTTTACGTTCTTCCGCAATCCGTTCATCACGCTCTTTTGCGTCCTGCACCTGTTTCTTTTTTTGCTCCTGCAAGAGCCAGACAATATATCCCAATAAGATTGGAAGCGCAATGATATATGTCTGCATCAATATGTCTTTCACCGCTTTTTCTCTCTTTCAATTAAATTTCTTATGATTTTACCGGCTTCGCTGTTCCGGTATAAGATATCGGATAATCGTATGGATAGTCATACGGATAATCAACCGTTTCCTGGATCTGTACAGAAATCGTAAATTTCCCCCCGGTCGCAACCGTATTTTTACTTAATTTCACATCTGTAATTTTAAGCATTAAACCACCTCTACTTCTATCCTTGCCTTCCTGATCGAATCCGCAACCATATACGTTACTTCCAATATATGTGTTCCTTTTTCTTTCGGAGCAATCTTGCAATCGAGATAATGACCATTGATATCACATTCTCCTTGCACCACGATGTCTGTGTAACGTGCCAGCTCATAAGATGCTGTCAGAATCGTAAATGGCTCATCGTTAGGACTTCGCACCAATAGCTTAACGTGCTTGTCTTCGCCCAGGATAAATCTAATTTTGTTCACAACAACACCCCTTTCCGTGTATCGGATAAACTACTTCTACGTAAAACAAATCAGGAAGAGTTGCAACTTGGTACTGCTCTTCCATTACTTCCACCAGATAATCTTCCGGAATTATATGTGTCTCATACTCTTCCGGAACTACTTCTACCATGTAATCCAATGGAACTAATTTTACACATAAGGTTGCCGGATCCACGATCAGAAGCATCTTCGTACAGTACGCGACATTGCCTGCGTCATTTTCCGCTGTCACCTCAATCACATACATTCCGTCCAGATCATAGGGAACCGTGATGTTCCACTGGTTCCCCTCTGAACGTTCAAAGATTACATCCTGTCCATCTACTTTTCCGCTTACTTTTACAATCATAGGCTCACCGCCTAATCTGTAATTTCAACAGAAATAATGAATGTCTTTCCGCAATCTACCGGATTCGGTGTAATTGAGATGGACTTAATCACCGGCGCTGCCGTGTCTAAGGTTACGTTTCTTACTACAGTGGTAGTCTTTCCTGCCTTGTCTGTAGCGATAATCGTAATCTTGTTCGCGCCATTGGATAAAGATACATCCTTGCTGAATGATCCATCTGTTCCTACCGTAGCCGCAGCGCCATTTACCGTGACTGTAACCGGTTTGGATGTTGCATCATCTGTCTTACCTGTTACCGTAACCGTTGTCTTATTGGTTACAAGACCTTCTGCTGGTGCGGTAATGGATAAGGTTGGCGGTACAGTATCAACCATGAACGTGGATGTTTTCGCAGCGGATGTATTGCCGTCATTGTCTGTCGCCGTAATAGAAATCGTATGACTTCCATCTTTGAGTGCGGATGCCGGCTTGCATGTGCATTTATATCCACCCGTAACTGCAGTCTTGGTAATTGAAGAAATCGCTGTTCCATCAAGCGTTACTGCAATGGATGCCACTCCGGAATCTGCATCTGTGACTGTAAATTCGATAGGCGGAGTTGTGTTTGTAATGTAAGCTCCTGCGGATGGCGCTGTGATAGAAATCACCGGTGCTACCTTCTCTTTTACACGAACCTTCAGCGAAGCTCCGAGGGTTGCATGGCTCTGATCCACGGTCGTTGTATTACCCGCAACATCCGTAGCTTTTACAGTTCCACCAAGCACATGGTCCGTCTGGCTGTAACTGGACTTACTTGGAGCTGTAACCGTAGCTTCCCATTTCCCGGAGGTCGAATTATAGGTCAGATTGTAAGTCTGACCATTAAATATATATTGAGTTGTTTTTACTGCCATCTACGCTTCACCTCTACTGCTTGTCTTCTGTTACCAGATCTTCTGCTCCGGAATCAATCAGGACCTCTTTTACCTTGTCCTTTAAAAGTCTCGGTACCTGTGAATAAGTTTTCTTTCCTAACATAATCTGCTGTGCCCATAACATTGCCATCATTTCTTTTCCTCCTGAAATTTGTAATAATATGAATAAAAATAAAATGGTTAATACAATTATCGTTTTACTGATATACCGTTTCAGACATTTCCAAAATGCATCCTTCGAGCATTTCATTTTTCTCCTCCGCTTTTTCGACTCTTGACTGCAGGTTCTTATTTTTCTCTTCTGCTTCTTTAAGTCGTGCCTCCAGAGCTGCTATCCGGCTGTCCAGATCTTCTCCTTCCCGGTACATTAACACACCAAGAATGCCGGCCGTGTACTTCACGATTGCATCGAGCTTTGTGTAGTTTTCATACACAACGGTATCTGCATCCCGTTCGCTCACAGACATTCTCTTAGTTGTTGTCTGATCAGAGAATAAAGTCTTCAGCTGATCCTCGTGTGCTGAAATGGTCTTGATCAGAAGTGCACCATCCGTCTGCTCAGTGACCTGCTGGATCTGCAGTTCCTGACCATCATTGAATGTGATTTTCATTTTTCTGTTTGCCCCTTTCTTCTTTTTAAAGGGATTCTGAACTAAATAGCAATTTATTAAATGTAAAAGCAGATTTGACAAAAGCAAATAATAATATTGCAATCATAAACAGTAATCTGATTTCAATCGTAGAACGTGGAACCAAAAATAACTACAATTACACAAAATATTCCAACGGCGACATGGTTATGTGGAGTAAATATACTTGGAATACCAATCTTGCAACCAGTTGGTATAACTGGTATTTTGCTTCTAGTGCTGCGGTTGGTTTTCCAGTAGCATTCAAGGAAGCTCCTTTAATTATAGTATCTCCGGCAAAGACTAACGAACTGTATGGTCTTGGAGTTACCGAAGTGACTACAACCGGGTACAAGCTTACAGCATACAGTCCAAAGCAAGGAATGTGTTATGTACAAGCTGATATGCTTATAATCGGAAAATGGAAATAATTCTAATATGTTCCGATTGCAATATAGTCCATATAAAAAGCTTTATTTGTATATGCTGCAAAATATCCTAATCGAAGTTGGGAGATTCCATTCAAGGTTGTGGTTTTTCCAAGAATCATAACCCAATCGTCACTATTTTGAGTTATTGTACAACCTCTTAAAAATTTAAACGGTTTTGGAAATGTTGATTGTTCTATTTTGGTACTTACACCCGTATATCCAGTGCCATTTTTTTTGCAATGAAGCATATACGTGAATTGTTCCGGCACATATTTGAATCCTATTTTTAGGGAATCGTATACAAATGCTTTTTGTGGATGGATCTATATAAGTTTCATATAAATTGCTACTTAGTTCAGAATCCCTCCTTTGACTGGTTGATAAAGTTACATATATAAAAGCGCATAACAAAAACACCCGACCAATGCCGAGTGTAAATAAATAAGTTTATTTACTTATGCGCTTAAATATTTAAAGTGATGATACCGTACACCTTCCTGATTCACTGTACAATATCGCATGGTTGTCTCTGACTTTGCGTGTCCTGCAAATATCATAGCCTCCTGCAGAGGCATTCCGCGGTTCAGTGCATTTGTCAGAGCTGTTCTCCGGAATCGATGCGGATGCGCATTTTCTACGCCCGCCTTCTCTCCAATCCGCCGGATGATATCCTCAATTCCTGTTTTCGTCAGCCGGCTATTCGGTTTCTTGCTTCCGACAAATAGCGCCGGATCATTGTCTTTTCTGCTTTCCAGATATTCTTTCAAATACATGTTGGTTCGTTCATTGATGTACACCGTCCTTTCTTTCGCTCCTTTTCCATATACAATCAGCTCTTTATTCGCATACCGGATATCTTCTCTGTTAATCTCTGAAAGCTCCGATACTCTGACTGCTGTGCTATATAAGAATTCTAGTAACGCTTTATCCCGAAGACTGCTGCATTTACGCAGCATCCGCTCCCGTTCTTCATCAGTATATGGTTTTCGGATCTTCTTTTCTACTTTGATAGATTCCACCAGCACCATCGGATTTCTCCGAATCCGGTCACGATCTCGCAGCCATCCGAAGAAGCTGCTATACACTGCCCGGACATTCTTTAGTGTCTGGTTTGCTACCTTGCGGATCATTTTATAAGCCCGCATGAATCCAGAAATATCTCCAGAATCTATGTTCTTCACTGGCTTATTGATATAGGTCAGTAACCGAACCAGTTCATACTGATATTGCTTCACTGTCTTTGATGCTTTTCCTTCCAGTGCTTTACTCATCAGAAACTCTTCCAGATCCACTTCCCAGCTCCTGTCTACAACCTGCAGGTCCGTTTCCTGGATTACTCTGCACCCGGTAAATGTCATCTGCAGCACTTCTTTTAGCTCCCGCAGCTGTACTTCATCAAGAATCAGCTGCATTCTTCGCAATACATCCATTATTTTCGCTTCCATACATTGCTCCTTTTTGCTTTCAGTATATCAACTGGCGTACTGAATTAAGTAGCAATTTAACAAAAGCAAATAACATTTTAACCAATATGGAAAGTAATTTAATGGCTATAAATACATATCACATGACACTTAATACTTCTAATGTTAAAACGCCCGATTCATGGATTGAGTGTAATAGAATTGGAAATCTGGTAATGATCAATGGATGTGCCAAGATTACAAAAGCGGTTAATACATATTCCGTTTTAAACATTGCGAGCGGAGCACCTGTACCATGTTGTAATAAACAACTTTATACTGTGGCAATAGCACAAGATAATACTTATTCCAACTGTTTCCTTGAAGTTAGTAAAAGCGGTGCTGTTAATCTTCTGGTTAGATGGCAAAAAGCATCGTCAGGGGATATCTTTTATTACGAATTCTGCTATATATGCAAATAGTCATTATTTTATCCGGATTGCCCGGAGTTCAATACCATTTACATTTCTAGGTTGACTGCTCCAAAAAGCAATACCGTATGTGCCAGCAGGAACTTTTTCGATACAGGTACTGGTTAATATTGGGTAAAAACCGTTACCAAAGTTCATATAAAACGTATTTTGGGTTCGCGTTGAATTTATTCCAGTTATCCCCATTATAAACGCATCATAGCTTTGACCTTTGGCACAGGGAGTTGCTTTTAGTGTAAAGATATAAGTACCGGCGGG